AAATAATATCGTCTCCATAAATCGAGACGGTATCACGTTCATCACAGCAAGCAGCTGTGAGAGCATAGAAGATCATGCTCTCTAAGGGAAATGTAAAACCATTTCCCATGCTCGAGAATTTCTCTTGGTTAATTACTAAACCTTTGTAAGTAACCTTCCGGGTCCTAAACACATTCAAAAAATGTGCCCAGTCCAGAGGGAGTAGGTGATACACCAGCTCCCGAGAAATTGTGTCAGAGGCAGAACTAAGGTCCAGCGTTGCTAAAGCGCCGGTTAACGAACCTTCACGGGCCAGACGCTGATTTATCGTCTGATCCTTGAGGTTGATACCGAATGCTTGCAACCTATCGTTAAGATAGTCATTGAGGCCGAGCTGTACAAGTCCGTTCAGGACCGGCTCGACCACAGTGGCTCGATGGGTTTTCGCATTCTTCGTGACGAAGCCTAGACGTCCTGTTGTAACCTCGACAGGTACTAGGTCCACCTCTGAGTCACCACTGGGAGATCCCAGCAGCTCACAGATAAGTGGAAGCTCTCTTAGTACAGCACCGCTGTACGGGAAGAGTTCTTCGCTACAAGAAATACCGGCCTGCAATTTCTCGCGGGTCGAGGCATCTCGTTTCTTAGTACGTGTTGTCGCACCTGGTCCGAATCGAAGTTTGAGCTCAGAAAGCTCAGGAACGTCACCTAAAATCTTGGATATTTTACGCTGAGCGCGGTAGAAAACCGCTTCAACGCCTAGGGGGAAACTAAAACCCCCTTTGGACCAAAGATTAAAGATTTCGTTTGTCTCACGACACTTCAATTCAGCCAACTGGAACTGCGCAAATGCTACTGCTTCGCGGTCGACTCCAATGTCGACAAACTCTGACTTCGAATAGAAGGCGAGGGCTTGTCGGCAATGGTAAAGGTCGGCTGCGGATGCAGTATCATCATAGCGCAGATCCCAGTTGCACAGAGCAAGGTAATCATCGCTAGTAATACTAATAGCAATGTTTGCCCCCTCTGTCCCGCCTTCGCGGGCGTGGGCAAGTGCAAGTTCCTTGATGATCTGAAGAGATTCATGCTGGGTATACTCATCGGTCCACGCGCTTAACTTGCGCATAAAATCCTCCTTAGGGAGAGAGTGTGGATGCTGTCTCAAGATGAAACAGCGTTAGCTGGCAAACCTGACTTAGGTTGGCATCAGCAGGAGATCAAACAGGTCAGCAACAGGACCCACCGTAACAGGTGTTACAGTAGTTGCAATCCCGTTCGTGACATTAACTGCTAACTGACGTACAAGACGTCGGCCACCAGCAGTGCCACGTTCGGAAAAGTAACCGATCGTTTCCATAGTATCCACAAACGCCACCTTTGGGGGAGCGGTGTAGCCCGACGAGTTGTTACCAGCGATGGCTTCCATCACCGGAATTGCAACACGAGAATTGACCCGATAAATTCCTGAGCCGAGCTTTTTCATGGTCATATTAATAGACCCTTGAGCAGCATCCGGAACAGCAATATTCGTTTCCTTCCAGAACGCTGTGACGACACCTTTTTCACGGGTGACGCTTTGCGGCGAGAAGGTATGAACAACGGGTACAGTAGCGCCATCAAAGGCGACAATGTTAGCAATAGCAGACATTGTAATTCTCCAATATAATAAAGCAGGGAGGAAGGCTGCTTCAGCATGAATACATGCTTGGTTACCACTTGGACAAAGTTGTCAAAATGGGGTCTAACCTAGCGTCGATAAACGGAACTTCCTTTTAACGAAACTTGGGTCAGTAATGCAACAGCGTTTGCTGCATGCATGTAAGACGCTGCCTTACTCAAAGGTTTAAATCTCGGAGTGGGGACAGACAAGGTAGTAGATACAGTACGACTGGTTGTAACAACCTTTCGTTTGTAGTTGCTATTACCGCCATCAGAAACAATAGTAGGTGGCATACGATACCCATGTACGATCACCTTCTTAGTGATGGTGGTAATAAAAGTCCCGGTAAGATGGGATGCGAATGAACGCGCAGAGAGATATTGACCGATTGGAATGAACCAATCAGCAACGAAACTCCACGGCAGTAATTCCCATAACAAATTAGAAGGATCTTGAAGTCCAAGCTTCGCGATTTGCGAAGGCTCCTCTCTCAACCGAGCAACAATTTTGCCATATGCGAAGGATTGTCCTTCAAAGTGGCTACCGTTGGTGTTCGAGTCGATTTTGACCTCCCTTCGGAGGGTCTGAGTATAGGACTTTACCGCTGGTGCAGACAGAGAGTGTGCAATGTACGTTGCAGCATTGAAGGCGTCCTGTACTAAGGGACGCCAACCATACTGCAGCTCAAGCCACGCCGCTGATAAAGCCTTAGCATTGGTCTTATTAGTTCGACCACTGTTAGGCTTCACGAGGCCTGTCAACGCTGTCGCAGCGCGTCCCACCTGTCCTTTACGGACAAGGCGATACGCTTTGTAAATGCGAGTGGCCGCATTGGCGAGTAAGCCAAGCGTCTGATGCGACGTCCCCAGAAACAGGGACATGTCGAAATCAGAGCCATTGATCTTCTCTTTAAGCTTCCCGACCAGAGCAATCTGGTCGTTGGCTGTCCAGGGACAGATCACAGGGTAAGCACCCATGTAAGTGACTGTCGAACGATTGGGGTACAAATTGTGCGTCGTCGAATAAACATCACTTACAAGTCGGTAACGGAAAATGTTATCCGTCATTTCAACCAATGACATGTCGTAGGCATGTTCCCCACGAGCTAAGGCTCTTTTTGGAGGCCTCACAGGTACGCCAGGGTGATAGTGTATCACCCTAACGCTTTGACCCCGTCGATTTCGAACCCATATATAATACGGGAACGGCGGCGATCGGGGCCACTTCGTTTTTAGCTTCGGCTGATTCGCGCCAGACCATGTTTTGGTAAACATGTAACCTGACGGTGTCGGACCTCCACCATTATCGAAAAGTGGCCCCGATTGGGGGATAATTTTAGAACCTGTAGTCATTGCTACTCCTGATTGTGATGTTGGTCTTACTACCCAGCCACATGGCCAAAAAACACCACGACCAGGTCCTTTTGATGGGTATCAACCCATCCACGTTACAAAAACGGTCGCTCACCCATCGTGAATACGATTTAGCCTCGCTGGTTATGCGAGGACGCCCGTGCAACATGAAAAAGACTTAAGGCTGAAAGGCCGCCACGTGTTATTACACGTAAGGGACTCCCAAC